GTTTGTATTTGACATAGTAATCACGATATGCAACTAATGAGTCATTGTTCTTTACATCATCAGGCATCGCTGGTGTTGGTTCTGTCCATACACCTTCCTTCATGTTCTTTGGAGTGTTGAACAAGATATCATTTAATTTACGATAACTCTCATGTGGTGCATCTTTACCATAGCGCCACATAAACTCCGTATTGAGTTCTGTCCACATACGATACAACCATCTGTAGTTCTTTGCAGATTGTCTTACCCAAATACCACTAGGATGATTTACATGTGATGCTTTGTATAGAGTTGTTTCCATAACATCATCGTCCATCTTCCAACGCTTGATTTTTGCACCACTCTTAGTACGTCCATAGTACAACTCGCCGTCCATAGTACGATGTGCAGTAGACATTAGTTGAGCGTACTCAATAATCATTTTACTACAATGCGAATCACAATGCATTTGGGCACACATGTCCTCATAAGCACTTAGGTAAAATACGTTCATTTCTTCTCCCATCTGTAGAAGATGTGATCTTCTATCTCAATCGTTTTTGTTTTAGTCTTGGCCCAAGAAGGCATTACATAGTCAGCATGATAGTGCGTTGCACCTTCTGTGATATCAATTACTGTCATTGTACCATCAATAATATCATTTGTCAATAGAAGTAATTCACCAAAGTAATCTTTATTAGCATCATGTATAACATCTGACTTACCATCACAATACCAACTAAACTGACACTTGTTTCTCACTGGTATCATCTCACCAGTACCCTTCCAACTTGGTCGAGATGGGCCTTGTTTCACTACACCACAAACTGTATTAGGATATCTAGAATCTACAACTCGATTCATTGTCACAGCAATCACAGCTAATTGTCCAGCGAGTGGTTGATTTCGTGCTTCGTGATATACATTCTCTGCAAGACACATAGACTCAACTTGATAAAATGTATCAGTCTGTCCTTGCGTCAAAGATGCATCGGCAGATACATTAGGTATTGTCAATGAAAGTGCAAGGATTAGGTTCTGTATCATACTTCTACTCCAACAGAGTTATCAGGAACATTACTATTCCAATCCCAATGTGGCTCCATATCATGGTTATTATTGATTACATCTTCGGCATAGTTACCAAAACTAGGCCCAAATTTATTTATTGCTTTCTTAACAATAGTCTCAGGTGAAGCAGTTAGTTCACCATCCTCAGTATAGAAGTCATAAACAAAGTCTTCTACATCCATTAACATATCTTTTACTGCACCCATTATACAATCTCCTCAAAACCCATTGCGGCAACTTTATACTTTTTATTACCTACTAACATTTGGTCATTCATACTAGTGGAACGTAGTCCGTATGTCTGTCCATCATAAACTGGAAGTTCTGCCATGACAGTTACATCGTCATTAGCATCCTCTCCAAGTTTCATACTCCAAGAACCCATAATGTTGTTTGTCCAACGATATGCGTACTCAAGAGCTTCATTACCAATACGTTCACCAACTTCTACGAAAGCAACTGTTCTTGGCGAATCTTCAAACGCTGTGTGTATTACTGCAACTTGTGTCATAATTTAAAATCCTTCATTATCATTCTCTACATAGCTAATATACTAGCTTGTCAATACATTGTCAAGCACTTTTTTAAAGAATATTAGCATCCCATACTTCTTGTGTCAGTTTGTCTTCTAGACGGTATGCCTCTTTCTCCCAAGGCAAGTCCATATAAAGAGTTCCTTCTGCAACTTTAGTCTTTTTCCAACGGCCACCATAACCATCCATCTCATTACGAGCATACTGTTTAGCATGTACCATTTCGTGACATAGTGCGTTCACATAGTCCTTGAGGGACAGGTCACGACTGACCTCAATGTCAAACTGGCGATTGGTGTCTTCCATCATACAATACCCAATGGCATCACCATGCATCTTTTTGATACGAACAGTGATTTCTAGGGTACGCATACGAGGCATTAAAGATGTAATCATCTGAGAGACTACTTTAAAAGCAACCTCTTTTTGGAATTTGTTTCCACCTTGTACTTCAATCAAATTCATAATTCACCTTTCTCATTAACTATACCTATATTATACTTGTTATAATAACAAATGTCAAGCATTATTTTGAATAAAAGGCATAAAAAAACCCCCTGTAAAAACAGGGGGTTAGAGGGTAGACACGGACTTTTGTAAGAGAGTCAATAAGAAGAGAGAGTTGTGTCTACCCTATAAACTACAATAACTCATATTGATTCGTTTGTCAATATATTTTAGTTAAGTAATTCACCTAATGTAGCAGGCCCAGCGATACCATCTGCGACTAGTCCATTAGCAGACTGCCATTCTTTTAACGCACGTTCAGTGCCTGGGCCGAAGTCACCGTCTGCTGTGATACCTAATGCTTCTTGCATCATCACAACACCAACTGACTTCATACCTTTTCGCAATACTCCAATATCTTCTGGTGAAGGTTCTTCCACAAACTCATCTTCTGATTCGTGTTCTGATGCATCACTACCCAACATGTGTAGTGCTTCCTTCCAGTGATGGATACGGTCTTCAAGGCCAATATAACCACCATTGATACGTTTAGTCATTGTTTTGATATCACCACTATCTGCATAACGGTTCAATTTGTTTTTGTTCCAGTACCAGATTGCAGACATAAGTGCAATCTCTTTGTCTTCTGAAACACTATCTGGATTATCAACAACGTCAACATCCATATCAGAGGCAAATGCACTATAGTTTGCTTTACCTGTCAACTGGATTGGGCCTCTGCCACGATACTTCCATCCATCACCAGATTCAGTATCACCATTATCCATACGATTTGCATAGACTACGTTAGCAATCTTTTCTGGTTGTCTGTGATATGGTTCTGAATCTCTTGCGGCACGTTTGAAGTATTTGCCAAAGATTGCATCCAATGCTTTTGCACTGTAGTTTAGGTTTTCAGAGAATACTCTCCAACCACCACTTTCATGTCCACACTGAGCAATGAAAGATGCAATACGTTCTGGTGTATTGATTTCATACTTAGGGAACACTTCGTTCATTGCATCCACCCATCCATCAGGGTCTTTGCAGTTAGGAAAAAGTTCTTTGAACTGACTTGCTGTCAACATGATTATTGACTCCTTTGATATTTGTCATTCCATCCAAAAGCTTCTTTTACTACATTATCAGAAAGTCCTTTGAATACCTTATGTAAGGATTTGTCTTTTGCGGCTATAATTAGTTCAGCCTCTGAGATATGCAAACCTTCAAGCATTTGAATGAACATATTTTCTTTCTTAAACGTAGGAAGAGCATTGTTACCACCTTTGATAAAATGATATAGTTTCCTTGATTCTCTACGCAAGACAGTATGTTCAGTACCTTCTTCTGCTTCGTTTGCTTTGTATGGCACTTCCCCAGCTGGGATTGCCCATTCGATTTCTGGATCAAAAGAAGATTTAATAATCATCCTCAAAGAATCACAATCGTGTTCCTTTAGAATTTCTATCTTCTTGCCCTTTGTTTTTGCATTATGTACCCGCTTCAATATATCAGAAAGAAGTGGTGTAAAATTGTCTTTTGCCATTTTAAAAGTCTCCAATGTCATTCATAAGATTTCTCAATCTTTTTTGTATAAAATAATTTAGTAGTCCGGCCCGATTACCTTTTGGAGGCAATTCATATGCTTCTAGAATTCTCTCCGTCAAGTCACTTGGAATACACTCCAAATCAATAAGTATTTTGTTTCGTTGATAGTTCCTCATCATATCTTCTGTACAATAATCAGATGGTTCTTGGTCTACCCAATTGTTCATCTTCTTCTTGGACAAAGGTTTCTGTCTTAGTTCATCAACGAAAGTATTATCTGGTGATAAGAAATTAGGAATACCATCACTCCTATCACCTTTTAATACATGTTCTCTAATATATAGGTGAGGGTCTATACCACTCACAAATTTCTTGAGAACTGGACTATACTGTTTAACAAAACTGTGTTTCTGTAATTGGATAAAGTCTTTATCACCAGATAAGATTAGAACCTTCTCAAATTCATTAGGAGTTTTAGAGATGTGTTGAATAATGACAGCGATACAATCATCTGCCTCTGCACCTTCTACCTCTACTACTTTATATGGGAAGACTGTTTTAATCTCATCACGAATATTATTCAGTGTTTCAAAGATTGCATTCCAATCAAGTCCTGACTTTGCTCTATCCTTTTTACGATTAGCTTTGTAGTTTGGAAAATAATCTCTTCTCCAATACTTTTTGCTATCGTAACAAAGTACAAGTTCACCGTACTCTTTACCAAACCTAGAACGATACATTCTAAGCGAGTTCAGTACCATGTGTCGTACTAAGTCTTCATCAACATCGTTCTGATGTTTCGAACCAATCTGCATCATCAGGTTACTGATTGTTACTTGGTTCATATCAACTATTATCATAATTTTTCACCTTATTTTTAATCATGCTATCATATATAAAACCAAATGTCAATAGATTTTGGTCGGAGATGCTGGATTCGAACCAACGACCCTCTGCTCCCAAAGCAGATGCGCTACCAGACTGCGCCAATCTCCGTATAATTTATGTGTATGTGAGGGGAGTTTCAACGCTTTCGCTCCGCCCACACCTCACTAACGGCAAACACAGTGCCGGCATACTTGCATCGGGTGATTTTATTTACTGTTAAGCGACACAGTTTCATCTTCATATGCCTCACCAACGGCATACTAGTTGGGCGCCACCCAACGGGTCTCCAAATTATTCTTTATCATCTGCTCCAGTATTTTGGATGAGCTCTAAAAGGCCTTCCATATCAAAATCAGTATACATTCTACCAGTATCCACATCCATATCTGTGGCAACAAACATATCTATAAGTCCTTGCATAGGATGTGATAGTCCCATGTCTTTATAAATTGTACACTTAACTACTTCGATTAGAAATCCAATATTCTTAATAAAGTCTGGATCATCAACATCAACTTCGTTTTCACTCAGATTATGAATCAGATTAACAACCAATCCTTCAACAAGATGTTCTGCAAACTTCAAATCACTATGTAAATGGAGTGCCGTATCTGTTATGATAACTTTATTGTCATTACTTTTATGCATAGGAAACTGAATTATGTTACCATCTTTATCTTTGTTTGACATCTAAGCCTCTTTCATATCATCAGTCCATGTCGCACCGATATCAGGATAAAATACGCCAGGCGATCTCTTAGGTGTACCATCAGATTCATATGCCATTGCAACACAACGATACTTAATTACATTCTGTTGATGTTCTCCATAAGCGGTATCTACATAATCACCATCACGCAAGTATCTCTGAAGATTTCGAACGTATCCCTCATGCATTGCAACACGAGCCTCTGCACCTTTAATCTTCCTACGAATATCTCCACGAGCAGAAGACAACAATTCTTTCTGCGTCTTAATCCATGACTGTACTTTCTTCATACTCAAAGGGTCATCATCACCCTTTGCAACTACAGATGGATGTATACTCTTATATTGTGGGGGATTTTCTGCAAGTCGTTTTTCTCTTGCAAGAGCAAGACGTTCACCAGCGGCCTTCTTTTGTTCGGCCGTCATTGGTTTACGTTTCTTACGAGGTTTACTTACATTATCTACAGTCTTCCTTGACATATCTCACCTATTAATAACCATTTTCATTTTGTTCTTTTAACAATTTGCGTTTCTGTCTACGAGTTGCAGCAGCCTTTTCTTTTCTGCGTTTCGTTCCTCTACTTTCAAAGAACGAGCGTTCTCGTAGTTCTTGAAACAAACCATCTCTGATTAGTTTCTTTTTTAGTACACGCATTGCACCATTAACATCACCATTACGCACAACGACAGTTAGTCCTTGTAGTTGGTCTTTGTTATTCTTTTTCTTGTTTTTAAAGTCTTTCATAATTTCCTCTGTTCGATTGGCCTGCCCTGCAAGATTCGAACTTGCGACCTACTGCTTAGAAGGCAGTTGCTCTATCCAGCTGAGCTAAGGGCAGAATAATCAACCCAGCTGTTACTTATTAAATTGTAGTTGATATTGTCTACCACTATGATAGAATGTCACAACACTATGAGAATAAACTTCGACTACTTCTTCTTCATATCGTGTCTGAATATGACACACACGTTGAACTTGTCCTTTTTTATTCCCTGCCTTATCAGCACCAATGATACCACCCAAGATTGCACCAGCAGCTGCACCCTTGTCATTACCACCAATTACTTTACCAGAAACACCACCAAGTAACATTCCTAGAAATGCGCCCTCTCCAGCGTTTCCACCACCAACAGTTCGGTTTTCACAAACCTCTACATTGTATGGTACACGGTTCACAACCGTTTTGTTGAAATCTTGCACAGTCTCAGCAATTGCTGATGTTGATGCAAACATCATTCCGATAGTCACTAACGTCTTTTTCATTTTATCAGTCCTTAATTTCCATTACAAATTCACCAGTACCAAATAGTTCATATCCTTTATCACATTTGGTAATCTTCACATAAGTTTCCAATACCTCACACATTTCTTTTGCAGCGAGAATTGCCTCTTCAATAGATTTATATATCATTATCAATTTTTGTACCTTTCACCTTGATACAGGCTACTACATTGACTTTACTTTGTCAAGAGGTATTAGCTCCTTTTCTCCATTATCATCAGTTTTAACTTGGATATAATTCCCATTCTCTAAAGTATCAAGAGTGTGTTCGATAATATCCTCAACTTTTTCTTTTCTTCCCTTCCATACTCCAAAGTAGTAAAACCCTGCCAAGCATAAAACGGAAATGATCGAGTGTTCAATAGCTGTCATTTATTTCTCCAGTATTATAATATCTCTAAAGTATTTATAGAACACTATTCAACCAGTTCAACTTCATCTGCGTATTCCTTTTCAAAATCATCGACAAGTTTCTTCTTTTTAGCAAGAAGAGATTCGACAGCATTCAATGCTCCACGTTTCTCATCAGACGCACCCTCATCCATAGCAATCAACAAAGATTCTAGGACACTAATATCTTCTAAAACTTCAACCATTATACAGTTCCTCTCACATAGGTTATCGGATTGACAACCTTCATATATTTCAATTTGAATTCAAAATGTTCTTTACTGAACTCATCATCCATATCAAAGTCCTCACAGAACTTATCATAGGTCATAACTTGACTTGGAAATTCTTTCCAATCAATATGGTTTTCCATACCGATTGCAGCGACAAATGCCATTGCATCTTGTTCTCTGTCCACACCTTCTACGATGTAGTCAGTACCACCTTTGAATTTCCAGTAGGCGTTCCCATCATCAAACTTGCCGTTTCCAGCGTGAGCGCCATAGTTTTCCATAGCTTGGGTCATAACAACAAATTTCATAACGATTCTCTCCTCATCTTTCTATTTCATAATACATGTTTTAATAACAAATGTCAAGCACTTTTTTAAATTTTATTCAACCCTATCGTGGATTGCAAGCGCACCATAGAAGGGCGTACCCATCATTTCTTCAACCTTATCACTGAACCGTGAGTCAGATGTTGAACCGTAATGTCCACCCATCATAGTCCATGAACCTTTTTCAATCTCAGCAGTAGGCACGATATGAACAATTGTCCTACCCATAATATTCCTTGAAACCAACTGAGCGGCAGGATAATCATCACTTGGATTAAAAGGGCCATCTACGTTTTCAATACAAAGGCCTTGAATATCACCAGAGGTAACTCCACCATTTGTACAGTCCCATTTACCATTTTTATAAACTTCAATATGTAAACCCATAATCTCTCTCCTTAGTCGTAAGTTATCTGTGCTGCATAATCAATTCGATCAAACTCAGCTTCAAGTTCTGCAATTCGTTCTTTGCATTTCATTTTTGCGAAACCATTACCTGGCGTCTTTTTCGTAATCTTCTCTATAGACTTCAACATGTCTGTAAAGAAATTATATTCATTTTGAATTTTTGTTATATAATCCATAATATTATCTTTTCACCCATGTCTCGAAATTTACACCAGACCAAACAAAACCTTGTTCTATCTTGTAGACTTCATAGGCCTCCAATACTGTAATAGTATCATCAAATCCATTGTCCAACATCTCAACTAATTCTTCTACAGTTTTGCCAAAGAACTTTGCACGTTTATTTAAAACTGTCATTGCACCTTTAATTTTCATAATATTATCCTAACCATTTTACATTATTATTATCAAGGATGATATCACGAACCTGTTCACGGTCAAAACTATCACCACAGTAATCAACACCATCTGTATTGATATGTTTCTGAACAGCTTCAACAATCATCAATTTAGTCATACCCTTAATAGGATATATACCTTCATTTTCATTGTAGAAACTATCAACATAATTTACAAAATCTAAATCTACCATTCGAATCACTCCTTAATTTCTCTATCTTACCTATACAGTATACTTGTTATCATAACAAATGTCAAGCATTATTTTGATCTTTTTCTCATAAAAAATCCTTCTGAAGTATTCACTGAAGCAAGAAGTTCTTCCCACATAACAGGAGTAATCTCTACCACACTTGAAGATTCAAGATTTTCATCGTCCTGTACAATGTAAACAACATCATCGAAAGAGTGTACTTTTAAATCTCCAACTTGGCCTGTTTCATCCATTACTGTGATACAAACTTCATCATGTTCAAATTCAACACTAAACATATACTATGCCCACTCTTCTTCTAGTGCTGCTTGTAATAATAAACGTCCCTTCTCACCAGTTGTAACCAACATACGGCGGCCGAGTTCATTCTTTATTGCATCTTCTGTGTAAACTTTCGTAGCACCGTCATTGTACATAACGGTTACTAATGTTACATCATCTGCATCTTCGTGTACAGAAGTTATCTCACCTTCTGCAATATAGTTGTCTTTTCCCAATTGGGGATAAACACGAACAACTTCCATACCAACTTCAAACATATTATACTAACTCCATTGCATCATTCCAAATTTTCCACGCACCATCGTAGTTCTCAAAACCTTCTTCATCAGCAAAGTCCATTGAAGAACTATGGAAAGCGTTAGAAGAGATACCTTTTGTTTTGATAACATAGGCAATCATTTCAACAGTATTGCCATAACCAACAACACCTTCGTTTGAAAACATTTGAATCCCACCGTTGTGGGCAGCGATGAAGTCGATTTCGTTTTGATTTGTCATAGTGATTCTCTCTTTCTCATTAACTATACCTATAATATACCTGTTATCACAGCAAATGTCAAGCAAAAAGAACAAAAAAAAGCCCTTGAAAAACAAGGGCTTGTAATTTTTTTTAAAAAAAGTTTTGAGAACTTTAGTTTGTCCAACCTTTTCTAGGTACAGATTTTCCCATAGAAATGTTTTTGATATCTCCACGACATATACCAATGTCTCTTAGTTCCAAGTCTGTCAATGAATGCAATTCTCTATATGTTTTTCTATCCATCTTTGGTATGATACTGTCTCTGAAGTTTTTATACAAGTCTGATACTATATTACAGAATGCACAATATGTTGTTGTTAGTGTTGTCATCTTACTTACCGCCTTTTTTCTTTTCACCTTTAGGTTTTGTATAACTGTGATCTGGATCTAACATGATGGATACATCTTATGTTTAAACTCAGATATTTCATCAGCCTTTGTAAACTCACCCATATCTCTTAGTTGTCTTATACTCATGCAATAGCTTCTATATTCCATTGCTTTCAAGAACTTCTTAAACATCATCTCTCTCCAACATTAACTTCTTAGCTTCTTCGTGATATCCCATTCTTGACAATTCAGACGCCGCTCTTGCTCGTCCTGCCGATTCTGCAATTCCAATACTAGTTACAAGCAATACAGTAAATGCATGCCCAATCCACTCACATACCTTACATGTATGTTTATATCCATAATTCATTAGTACTTCAACTGACATTCTAGCTACTCCTCTTTTTCTGTGTAATATAATCATAATATGCAAGAACATCCTCATCTCTAAGGTGTCTTACATCACTCTGATATTCTGTTCTAATAAACCTTACAATATCAGAGGTATTTTTCTTTTTGAATAATTTTATAATCCAATTTGACATTTTCTTTTCCTCTAAAATTATAGGAAGATGCATATACATCTTCTCGTATTTCAGATATATTTATAAAAAAAAGTCAATAATACTGTCGCATTATTCATGCTAGTTTGGAATAGTCGTTATGCATATGAGGAACTAATGCCTCTTGCAAAACTTTAGAACTGCCGATCCTACAATTGATGATACCATTATAGTATTCATCTGTGAGTAAGACTTCTCTATCGAATTGTTCTTTGGCTTCTAGGTAACTTAATTCTCCTCTTCCAGTACAGAAGTGTAGAATTTCTCTGATAAACTTATCTTCGCCGAGTTCTTTAACATCAGCATTCAAGTGTTCAGAAGACCCCCAATAGGTCTTCCAATCACTTTCTTTGGTAGAACGTCTTTTATTCTTTCTACCTTTTAGCGGCGGTTTAGTTACCTTAAACCGAGCTAGTTTCTTACCAACATATTTTCTATTGTTGGTAAGATTAGTTATTAAGTATACAAATCCTTCGCAACCCTCTGGTAGGGTTTCAATTGGTTTGCCTTGATATGTCCACATTACCACTCATCGTTTTCATCAAATAGTTCATCTTCGTTATCACTATTTAGAGTGTCGCCGCAGAAAGGGCAGTTACCCACTGAATAATATCGTTCTTCCATATTGTGTTGTATTCTGAATACTGCTTCACATGATTCACATAAAATCTCTTTCTTACTCATTAAGTCTGCCCTTTTTTATTATTATGCGGCTTCGTAGACATCATCCCACTTACCTGTCAAACCAGCAACTTCATATTCTGTTACTCTGTTCTCAAAGAAATTAGTATGGTCTGCACCGTTCAGTACCCACTCCAACCAAGGTAGAGGGTTCTCTTTTACTTTGTAGTTTCCTTTTAGTCCTAGTTGAATAAGTCGCCTATCAGTAATGTATCTTACATACTGTTTAACTTCTGATTGTTCTAGTCCGTCAATCTCACCTAGTTTGTATGCCAAGTCTACGAAGTTGTCTTCTAACTTCACTGCCTGTCTTGCCATCTCATATATAGTTGCTTTAAATTCATCGTCAATAATACGAGGATGTTCTGCACAATATGCCTTGAATAGTTTTGCAATACCCTCAACGTGAATTGATTCGTCACGAATACTCCACTCAACTACTTTACCCATACCTTTCATCTTACCGTATCGTTGAAAGTTCAACAACATTACGAATGATGCAAACAATGCTACACCTTCATTCATTACAGATTTAGCCATTGTAAGTCCAAGTCCACGAACAGTGTTTGGATCACTATCCATCATAAACTCAATCTTATCTGCCATCTCTTGATATTCTAAGAAGGCATGATACTCGGCATCAGATAACCCAAGTGTCTCATTAAGAAGTGCATATGCACGTTGGTGAATGGCTTCTCTA